TATTGAAACTTCAATGTCTCACGTGAACTTTAAAGAAGTAGCTAGTTCATCTGCTGCTTATGCATTGAGAGATGCATTTGATGCAGGAGTTATTGCTGAAATGTTTGCAGGTGTATCGTCAAGTTCACCTGACCACGTTATTGGTTCAGACAGCTCTACTGCTGATGCAACACTAGCTCACGCTACTAATTCTGTAGACCTTTTAGGTTCTGACGGAACTGGTGTAGATGCTCTAGACCTTATGGCTAGAATGGCTAGATTACTAGATGACCAAAGCATACCTGAAGAAGGAAGATGGTTCTTAGCACCACCTTCGTTCTACGAAGAGCTTTCACAATCTGGTTCTAAACTACTATCTGTTGACTTCAATGCAGGTCAAGGATCATTGAGAAATGGTTTAGTTGCTAGTGGTAAACTACGTGGATTTGATATGTACAAATCTAATAACGTTGCTAGTACGTCTAACGCTACTGGTAAAGTATTAGCAGGACACATATCGTCTACAGCTACTGCTCAAGCTATAACATCAACTGAGGTCATTCGTGATCCAGATTCATTTGGTGATATAGTTAGAGGTCTTCATGTCTATGGTGCGGAAGTACTTAGACCAGAAGCTCTAGCATCTGCTTTCTATGTAGTAGACTAAGCAATCCGTAAGTGGGGAAGGAATCAGGTGTTCGCTTCCCCCTTACACTTTTAACTAATATATTAACTGGAGAAATATTATGCCAATGGTAAATGGAAAAAAATATTCTTATGATAAAGCAGGTAAAGCTGCTGCTTCAAAAGCAAGAAAGAAAAAAATGGATGGTGGTAAAACACGTATGATGTACACCGATGGTGGTTTAGTTGATTTTAAAAATCCTAATTAATCATGGCTAAAGGTGTAAAACATTATTTTAGAGATGGTAAAGAGTTTAAAGGCAGTACACATAAAATGCCTGATGGTAAAGTCCACTCTAATAAAACTCATACAAAAACAAGTAAACCGGTTTTTCATTTTAATCAATTAAGTAAAACAGCACAGAAAAAAGCTAAAGGTAAAAAATAATGGCAACAACATTCCTGACACTAACAAACGATGTTCTTAGAGAACTAAATGAAATTGAATTAACTTCGTCTACGTTTGCTACTGCAACAGGAATACAAAACTTTGTTAAAAATTCTATTAACAAATCTTTAAACGACATTGCTAATGAAGAACCACAACTTCCATTTTTTGCAGTTGCAGCAAGTGGAGGAACTGATCCTTTTTATGGGAATGTTACTGTAGCAACTACAGCAGGTACAAGATGGTACACTTTAAAAGAAGGAAGTTCTAGTATTACCACTGACTATTCATCAGTAGACTGGGATGATTTTTATCTTACCACAATTAATGTAAGTGGAGAAACAGCTCCTTACGTTTCACAGGGTTTAAAATTTATTACTTTAGAGGATTGGACAAGATATTTAAGAGATGCAGAAAATAATGATGATGCAGATACTCAACAATATGGACAGCCTAAATATGTTATTCGTAGTCCAGATCATCGTAAATTTGGATTAAGTCCTATCCCCGACAAAGTTTATAACGTACATTTTTATGCTTATAATGCACCTACTGCACTATCAGCTTTTAGTGATGAAATTATATTACCAGATCAGTATGCGAATGTAATAACTTCACGAGCTAGATATTACGTATGGCAATTTAAAGAAAGCCCACAACAAGCAGCTTTTGCTATGGATGATTATAAAAAAGGTATGAGACAGATGAAATCTAATCTTCTTAATCCATCACCGACTTACTTTACAGATGATAGGAGATACTTCTAGTGGCACAATCGCAACCTTATACAGTTGCATGTGATGGTGGTTTAGTTAAGTCTGCTAACTCAATAGACTTATTAAGAACTCCCGGTGTAGCTAGAGAACTTAGAAACTTTGAAGTATCTACAGAGGGTGGATATAGACGTATTAATGGCTATCAAAAATTTGGTACTACTAATGCAACAAGACCTACTGGTGGTGCAACTAATATACTAGGTACGTTTACTTATGCTGATGGTGTTATAGTTACTGCAGGTACTGGTATATTTTTTAGTAACGATGGACAGAATTGGTTAAACATAGGAAGAGCTTCTGTATCTGGAAGTGGAGACAATCATACAGCATTTACAGGACGTAGTACACTTACTAGAACTGGACAAGGGCAGTGTCAATTTACATTGTTTGATGGTGCTACATTTGATTATGGTCAAGTTATTATATCAGATGGTGCAAATAAACCTTATCTATTTAGAATGGAGGGGGCAGGAAACTTAAGTACTAGAACATTTTTTGCAGAAGAAATTACCGTCACTGGAACTAAACATGCAAAATATGTTACAACTCACGATAAACATTTAATTGTTGGAGGAGTAGAAGATAACTTAAATACAGTATTTTATAGTTCTACTTTAGACCCAACAAGTTTTAGTGGAAGCGGTTCAGGTTCAATAGTACTAGAAGACCAAATAGAAGGTATTAAAGGTTTCCGTAATGAGTTATTTATATTTTGTACAAACAGTATATTTAAACTTATAAATATAAATGATGCAAGTAATATTGCAATAGTACCAGTTACAAAAAACGTAGGTTGTTTAAGTGGCTACAGTATTCAAGAGATTGGTGGTGACTTAATATTTTTAGCACCTGATGGACTAAGAACAGTTGCAGGTACAGCAAGAATTGGTGACGTTGAATTAGGAACTGTAAGTAAGGCTATACAACCATTAGTTACAGACTTGACAGAAAGCATTAATAGCTTTATAATAAGTAGCGTTGTACTAAGAGATAAATCGCAATATAGATTATTTTATTGTAATGATAGTCTAGAACAGACACAACAAAAAGGAATTATAGGAACACTAAGACCTGAAGGATTTCAATGGTCTGAAACAAGAAGTTTAGAAGTTACTGCTATTGGATCAGGGTTTGACAGTAATAATGTTGAACAGTATTATCATGGAGATACTGAAGGGTACATTTATCAACATGATACTGGGAATACATTTGATGGCTCTAGTATTTTAGCACGTTATGCAACTCCAGACTATGACTATGGAGATTTAGGAACATTAAAGACTTTACATTATTTAAAAGTCTCTGCAAGTGCAGAAGGTGTTGTAGAACCAGATGTTCAAGTTAGATTCGATTATGGTAGTACCGATATTCCACAACCACCAAACCCTTTTGATTTAGGAATTATAGACCCACCATCAATATTAGGTGAAGCTTTATTTAATACAAACGTATTTGGTGGAGCAGAAAATCCTTTAACAAGAGTTGCACTACAAGGTAGTGGACATAGTAATAGTTTTACAGTAATTAGTGATGATACGAAAGCTCCATATACCATTAATGGACTTTATATAAATTACGTACCTTCAGGCAGGAGATAATAAATGGCACAAACATATACACGACAAAGTTCGTTTGCAGATGGAGATACTATAACTGCTGCGTTATTCAACAATGAATACAATCAATTAGTTAATGCATTTGCTTACAGTTCTAGCAGTGCAAGCTCTACAGGGCACAGACACGATGGCACAGCCGGACAAGGTGGTAATATATTTAAGATTGGAGATTTAGATTTCTTAAATAAAATAGAAGTAGATAGTACAAACAACAGATGGGGAGTCTTTGTAGAAGTTTCTTCTGCAGCAGTAGAGCAAATAAGAATTCAAGATGGAGCTGTATTACCAGTAACAGATAGTGATGTAGACTTAGGAACATCTTCACTATATTTCAAAGATGCATATATAGATTCAATAACCACAACAGGTAATGTAGCTGTTGGTGGTAACTTAACAGTAACAGGAACAACAACTTTTAATGGTGGTACACTTACTCTTGGTGATGCTGCTTCAGACAATGTAGTCTTTGGAGCTGACGTAGACTCAAACATAATACCTGATGATGATAATACATATGACTTAGGAAGTTCTACCCAAGAATGGAAAGACTTATACATTGATGGTATAGCTTACCTAGATGGTATTAACTTCAATGGTACAGCAATTACATCAACTGCTGCTGAACTAAACATCCTTGATGGTGTTACATCTACAGCAGCCGAACTAAATTTACTCGATGGTGTCACATCTACAACAGCAGAACTCAATATACTTGACGGAGTTACATCGACAGCAGCAGAGATTAATCTGTTAGATGGAGTAACTGCAACTACTTCAGAACTTAATATACTTGATGGTGTTACAGCAAGTGCTGCAGACATTAATCTTATAGATGGTATAACAAACGGAACAGTTATAGCAAGTAAAGCTATAATTACAGATTCAAACAAAGACATAACTGGTGGTAGAAATATAACTATTAGTGGT